GGCGAGGAGATGGGCGAAGCCCTCTTCCAGCAAGAATACTTCTGTTCTTTCCAGGGTGCCGTGCTGGGTGCCTATTACGCCAAACAGATGCTGCAAGCCCGAAGAGAAAACAGGATTACTCAAGTTCCCTGGGCGGCAGGTGTCGAGGTCTACACGTTTTGGGATCTGGGTGTAGATGACTCCATGACGATCTGGTTCATCCAGGTGGTCGGTCATCAATACAGGGTCATCGATTATTACGAGAACTCCGGCATGGGTTTGGCCCACTACGCCAAGGTCCTGAAGGAAAAGCCCTATGTCTACGGCGATCACTACATGCCCCACGATGCAGCCGTCAGGGAAATGAGCAGCGGCGAAAATGCAAAGTCTCGGGCGGAAGTGGCCGAGGACTTAGGGGTTCGCCCGGTTCAGATCGTACAACGAGCGCGGAACATGGATGCTGTCATGGCAGGAATTGAGGCGAGCCGGAACGTCCTCTCTCAGTGCTGGTTTGACGAGACCAAGTGCTCCAAGGGAATTGCTGCTCTGGAGGGATATCGGGCGGAGTACGATGATGACAAGAAGATTCTGAGCAACAGGCCCCTACATGATCATTGTTCCCATGGTGCGGATGCCTTCAGGACGTTCGCTGTTGGGTATGCAGAGAAAACAAAAGGAAGCTCCTGGTCCAAGCTGGCTAGGTCTTTACCAAAAAACGCAATGGCGGTGTGACATGGCAATAATGACCAGACGAATGGGATATCACCAAGGCAAACCGGCTTTATTCCTGGAGCCTATTGTAAGGCATGAGAAGAGCGCCGGATACATTATCAAGTTGGAGGACCTCTGGAAGTACAGCGAAGATCATAACGATCATTTCGAGGCGTTCCTGGCTGGGCAGACAGCGAAAATCCTAACGGTTATGGGTATTCAGATCAGCGAGGATCGGCGGCATTTTGTCAAGCAGATGGTGCAGGCAATGAATGTAATCATGGAAGGAATTGATGACCTGGTGAAGATGAAGCCCAGGGATGAGAGCACGGTCGGCGATCTGGAGCCGATTTACGATCATGATGCCCCGAAGTCTCTCAATATGAATGGTCTGGATTTCATAATCCATTAAGGTAAAGCCATGGCAGGAATCGAAAACATACGTGCAACCGCACAACCTGAGCCCCGGGAGTTTCAGGCCCTCGATGAACTGAAGGAGCTGGGACTGCCTACGCCCCCGAAAGGTGAACATCCCCTCGATAAGGAAGATGTCCGCAAGCGATTCAACAAGGTCTACGACTGGTGGATGCAGGAACGGGTCAATCAGCAGGAGCGGCGTGTCGAGGCCATGCGGGACCACGAGATTTTCGACGGCCCTGGCCAGTGGACGGCAGAGGAACGGGAAGCCCTGAGGGAACGACTACAGGAAGCTCTGGTGTTCAATCAGGTTCAGCCAACAATCAAGTGGGTGACTGGGACAGAGAAGAAGGTCCGGATCGACTGGCGCGTCATGCCGAGAGGCGAAGAGGACGCCCCGGGAGCCGAAGCCAAGACCAAGATTCTCAAATATGTTCAGGATGTCAATAATGTCGGGTTCAAGCGATCCATGGCATTCGCTGATGCAACAATTTCTGGCGTCGGCTGGCTGGATCACGGCATAAATAGTGACCCCGACGACGAGAAGATCATGATCGGATACGAGGACTGGCGGAACGTCTGGTACGACTCGCTCTCTGTAGCCCCTGACTACACCGATGCCCGGTACGTGTTTCGCGGCAAGTGGGTTGATGAGGACGTGGCGGTCGCCTGGTTCCCCGATCGGGCTGATGTGATTCATGCGGCGGCGAATCAGGGCACGGACAATCTGGTATCGTCTCTCGATGATCCGGCGTTTGATGAAGCCTTGAGCGGCGATAGCTCCAATGTCAGCAACAATGCGATCAATACGGGATTTTTCAGTATAGCGGGTGAGGTATCAGTGACGCGGCGTAATCGCGTGTTCCTGGTCGAAGCCTGGTATCGCGTGCCGGCCCGGAAAAAGGTTCTGCGCGGCGAGAAGATCGGGACGCTGAATGGTGTTGCGTTCGACGATCAGGATGCCGACCACGCACAGCTGGTCGCTGAAGGACTGGCTTCCCCTGTGGATACCATCAAGATGGAAATGCGGCAGATGATTTTCTGCGGCAATCATGTCCTCCATGAGGGTGTTTCCCCATTTCGACACAACCGCTTCCCCCTGGTTCCGATTTGGGGGTTCAGGAGGAAGAAAGACAACGCGCCTTACGGGATGGTCCGCAACCTGAGAGACCCACAGCGCGACTTGAACAAGCGGCGGTCCAAGGCCCTGTATATCCTCAACAGCAACAAGACCATTGTTGAGGATGATGCCTGGGCGGGAACTCTCAATGAGTTCTACGACTCCCGACAGCGGCCCGATGGCGTGACCATCATGAAGAAGGACAAGCTCAAGGCTATCAGTACTGAGAATGACCGAGGCATAGCCACGGAACATATCGCCCTGATGTCTCAGGATGAACGGTATATCCAGACCGCCTCTGGTGTCACCGATGAACTGATGGGGAGGGACACCAATGCGGTTTCAGGGATTGCGATCCAGAACAGGCAGGAGCAAGGGCATGTCGTCACGGAGGACCTCTTCGACAATTACCGGCTGGCCTTCAAGCTATCTGGAGAGATCACGCTGTCTCTGATTGAACAGTTCAAGACCGAGGCCGAAACTGTACGGATTATCGGGAAGGGCAATGAACCTGAGTTCCTGAGAATCAACGACATGGACCCGGAAACGGGAGAGAAGGTCAACGACATCACGGCTACGCAAGCCGATTTCATCGTTTCCGAGCAGGATTACAGCGCGACACTCCGCAGAGCGATGTTCGAGACTATGAGCGAGATGATCGTCAGGATGCCCCCAGAAGTGGCGATCCAGATCCTCGACCTGGTGTTCGACCTGTCCGACTTACCCGGCAAAGAGAAGTTTGTGGACCGGATTCGACAGTTGAACGGTCAGAAAGACCCGGATGCCAAGGAAGAAGAGGGCGACGTGATCGATGTCACGCCTACTCCGGAAGAACAGGCCAAGCTCCAGGCAGCCGAGACCCAGAATCAGATCCTGCAGATTCAGCTCCAGGGCGAACAGGCCAAGGTAACGAAGCTGGAGGCCGACGCCAAGTTGGTACAGGCCAAGATCGGGACCGAGATGATCAATCAGAGGGTGGCCGCTGCTGGCGTCAACTACGATCAGGAGAAGCTCAAGATCGAGCGAGCACAGACCCTGAACGCGATCGAATCAGCAGAGCATGGACGCAGGATGATGGAGATAGCCCCGAAGTCAGGGGATGGCGTGGGCGGAGACAGTGCCCCGGTAAAGCGCGATAAAGGACAGCAGGGAAGTACGGAGCGAGGACTGAAATCGAATAATCAGGAGAAAACCTGAAGATGAAACAGGGTATTAATTGGATCTCAAGGGCAATCATAGAATCTCCTTATTGTATCGGTCTGTGTCTTGACGAAGGGAACTTTCAGCGAGAGTTAAAAAAGTTAAAGGTCCCAAGGGAACATTGGCCCGAATGGCTTCCAAGCGATAGCGCGGGCGCCGTTCACTTCTTTGAGAAAAATGATGGCCACCAAAAATGTGCTATCGTTTGTACCGAGAAACATGGCGATCCCAATGAGACCGTCGGACTGTTAATCCATGAGGCGGTCCATGTGTGGCAGCATATATGTGAAGCATTAGATGAAGATAATCCAAGTAGAGAATTTGAAGCCTATTCGATACAGGCGATTTCTCTGCGGTTGATTGCGGCATATAGCGAACTAACCGCCAAGCCAAGAAAGAAAAAGGCGGCGAAGGTTGGATAAACGAATGAAGTAGAACTATCGTTCTATAGAACACGGGGTTCCCCTGAAAGGTCGGCCAACCTGAAGGGGACGAAAGAGTAATTGAGCGGCATTAGGGTGCCCTAACACCTTAGTGCCGCTTTTTTATTGCCCTGTAAGCACCAAATCAACAGGAGGGGAAAAGATCATGGGAGCAGGACTTACAGAGGAACAGCTGGATGGTCTCAGCGAGGAAGAACGGGCAGCCCTGAAAGAAGACGATGACGCCAAGGGCAAAGCCGAAGGTGATGAAGGCGGCGGTGCCGGCGCCGATGACGACAAGGGCAAAGCTGACGATGGTGAGGGCGATGACGACAAAGGAAAGGCTCAAGATGGCGGCGACAAAGGCGGCGATCAGGGTGCTGATGAGGGTGCTGGTAGCGATAAATCGGATGCTGGTGCAGCTGAAAATGTCGCACCTGTAAACTCCCCTCTTTTCAAACTGGATGCCGGTGCCGATGGCAAAACCCTGGAGGGCATAGCCGAAGAACTGGAGACGCTCGATGAGAAGTTCGAGCAGGGCGACATTGCCCTGAAGGACTACAATGCCCAGCGTGACGCTCTGAACCAGGCCAAGTTCCGCCTGGAAATGTACAAGGACATCAACGAGCAGGTAGCCAATCAGACCGTCGAGAACAACTGGAAGGCGGCCCAGCAGGAGTTTTTTGCAGAGAATAAGGAATACCGGGAGAACCCCGTCCTGAATGCGGCCTATGCCCATGTCGTTAATGGCCTGTTGGCCACCGAAGAAGGCAAGAAGCTGACCGATCGGCAACTTCTGACGAAAGCCAAAGAGACCGTTGAGGAATCCCTGGGGATCGTCCGTGAAAAAGGCAAGGACAAGGGTGATGCCGGGAAGGCTGCCCTCGAAGCAGCGAAGAGGAAAGAAGCGGAAAAGGGAAGGGATAACGCAAGCCTTTCCAAGATGCTGTTGGCTGAATCTCAGGAAATAGGCGACAGATTCGACGCCCTGGACAAGCTGAACGGTGAAGATTTCGAGAATGCCATTGCGGCGCTCAGCGAAAGCGAACGCAAGGCTTACGCCCGTAGGGGCTAAGAGAAAACAAGAGATAACCCACGTTCCGGTTCAAACATAGCCGGCCTGTACCGCAGGAAGTGATGAGGGAAAAGAGACACATAAAAACTTTTTAACATCACATATTTGAGGAGGTTTTCAAATGGGACAGACCATTATCGGGGTCAATGACCCCAAGGCTGTAAAGAAGTATTCGGCTTTTCTGGCCGCGGACGTGGCGCGCGATTCCTATTTTTCCCGTAAATTCATGGGCAATCCGGACAGCTCCATGCCGATCTTTCTCCTGAAGGAACTCGAAAGCGACGCTGGCGACAGCATTTCTTTCGATCTTTCCATGCAGCTCAAAATGCAGCCGGTCGAGGGCGACACTCCCCTGGAAGGCAAAGAGGAGGATCTGAAGTTTTACACCGATTCCTGCCTGATCGACCAAATGAGGGGCGGCGTCAACACGGGCGGAAAGATGACCCGGAAGAGAACCGTTCACGATCTGCGGGACGTAGGCCGTAAGCGTGAGGGTGAATGGTGGGCGCGGGTATTCGATGAGCTGTTCTTTATGTACCTGTCCGGCGCTCGCGGTGTCAATACGGACTACGCATTCCCGACCAGTTACACCGGGTTTGCGGGAAATGCCCTGTCCGCACCGGATGCCAGTCACATCATCTACACCAACACCACGGGAACCAAGGCGGCTATGACTGCGAATGACGTCATGAGCCTGAAGTACATCGACATGGCTGTGGCTGCAGCCTCCATGATGGGCGGTGGAACCCAGGAGATTCCGAGGATTCAGCCGATCCTCATCAACGGGGAGAAGCATTTCGTTTTAGTGATGAACCCCTGGCAGGTTTACGACCTGCGGACCAATGCGACTAC